GATGGATGACAGATAAATTTGTGTCCATTGTCCCCTTTCAGATGTGGTGGAGAAAGAAAACTGGTGATTTCCTGGATTTCACTGGAGTTACGTCTCCGAATTACATTAGGACTTTACTAGGCCAAAAATTCTGGGGCGGCTATTACAATCAATTGTCAGAAAACACTTTCAACGGTTTGTGTGGAGCCCCTTTGGTTGCACAGGCTAGATTTCCGATATTTGCTGGCATTCATTTGGCCGGCAGACAAGGTACTAAGGTTGGTGGATATGGTCATCTCAATGTCGAACATGTGAACGACGCTATTGAGCAATTGTCCAAAAATCCAGCAATATTTTTACCACCGAATGGTGGAGAACCTTTGTTGGATTTTATGGGTAAAACCGTGAAAATTAGTGACCAAGGACCCAGCATCAGAAGCCCTTGTTTGTTTGTAGAGACGCCTGGCACTATTGACAGAGTTGCTTCAGTAAATGGAGTTTCCACCTTTCGTTCCCAGTACACACCTTTCCCTTGGAGGGACAGAGTGAAGTATTTGTTTGGGATTGAGAAGGAAAGTCATCCACCCCAAGCTGTGCCTTCCTGGTATGGCTGGCAGAAAGCTTACGCAAATTTGCGTCTGCCTGCTAGGATGTTTTCACCAGCTTTGGTTGATCGTGCAAGAGAGGATTATGTAGCTCCACTCATAGCTAGGTATCACGAAAATGTTGCCTATTGGAACATAAGAAAGCTAGATGATGACGAGAATCTTAATGGAATTAGAAATTTGTTGGGAATGAACCCCATCAATATGAAAAGTTCCATGGGTTTTCCGGCAAACGGCACAAAAATGGAATATGCCTATAGGGACGATGAAGGAAAATTGTTCATGGTGGATGAATTCTATGAAATTGTGGAATATGTCGATGACCAGTATCGCAGTGGGAGAAGGGTTTATCCCACCATCAAGGCTTGCAAAAAGGATGAAGTATTAATGAAAGAAGGGAAATGTCGAATTTTTTATTCCAATCCCATGTATTTCACTTTTCTTTTGAGACGGTATTTTTTGTCAATGATAAGATTTTTAATGCTTAATCCACTATTGTGTGAGTGTGCGGTCGGCATAAATGCCATTGGTCCTGAATGGGAGGAATTGGTAGAATATGCAAAGTCCAAGGATAGCGATCGAGCCGTGGCTGGAGATTATGGGAAGTATGATCAGAAGATGCCATCCCAAATGATTTTCGCGGCCATTTCGATATTTATTGAATTGGCCCAAGAAGCGGGATTTCATCGCGAAGATCTACTTGCTATGCAGACCATGGCATATGATTTGGTATACGCGA